CTTATTTGCCTGTTCTAAAGTCCATCCTCGTTTTGATGTCTCTGATCGGATATGGTCAAAAGTCTTCAACATCACGTCGCGTTTCTTCTTGGCGATTGCAGAGCGGATCTGGTCAGATTCTTCGAGAGAATACCCACAGAACTGCACCAGGATAGCCATCAACTGCTCCTGGTAGACTACGACACCGTTTGTTTCAGCTAGTATCTCAGCCAGGTCTTCGTGTATGTACTCTGGCTCTCTTACACCGTTCCTAACGTCAATATAGAACTGCGTAGCCGATACGCCTGGGATAAACTCAACATCAAGTGCACCTGGTCGACACAGCGCCGTAAGGTCCGATAAATCTTGGCGTTTTATCGGTGCAAATTTCTGTATATAGCCTTTTATCAGGTCCGTGTTAAACTGGAAGGACGAATCAGTGCGGCGACGATAGAAGTCTTCATATACCTTATTGTCTTCTGGTAGGCGATAAAGTAACTGTACGCCTTTATCATCTTCTTCCAGTAGGTCTGTTCCTGTACGGTCTTTTATTAGCAACACTACGCTCTCGAGTGTTTTAACGGTAGTCAAACCCAGAACGTCAGCTTTAACTAGACCCAACTTCTCAACCATTGGTGCTTCAAACTGGGTTACCGCTACCCTTCCGATTTCTGGATCATCAAACAGCATCGTAGGAACACGGTCAGAAGATAGGTTGAGTGTAGATATCACGAAAGCAGAAGCATGGCGACCCATACCCTTTGGCAGTCCAATAAGGCGGCGCGTGATGTGCTCTATCTCAGGGTACTGAGCAAAAAACGTCTGCAGTACCTCGTTCTGCTCTAACTGCCCTTTGTGCACTACGTCCTCTGAATCTGTATAGCCGTATAGGAACTTCTCCTCTTCTAGGCCCTGTGGAGAATCAGGTATGGTATCACATACGTCCATGATCTCTTTATCAGCACGGTTGCGGCCAAACACAGCAAACATAGCGTCTTTGATAGCATTCTTGGTCTTAAAGCGCTGGAACGTTCCTATCTGGGCAAAACCAGCCTGGTATTTTTCGGCCAGGTACTTTAGAACTGGACTTCTCTGACCAAGGTCTAGATCGATATCAGGGAAAGATCCCGCGTTGATCCTGGCATGGCTTAGGAACCTCTCAAAGGGTAGTTTTTCTTTGATTGGGTCGATATGGATTATCTTTAGATAGTACGAGATTAGACAGCCACCAGCAGAACCACGTGCCAAGTTTTGCAGTACGCCCTGGGATCTAGCGTAAGCACAGATATCCTCGTACATAAGGAAGTACGGAAGAAAGTTAAGTGTAGAGTTCTTCCATATTACGTCTAGCTCTTTCTTGAAGCGCGCAACATACTCTGGGTCATCAGACCACCTACCGTGTTCTTTGATCTTAGCCATTAAGAGTAGATATAGCTGCTTATCGTAGTTGTCAGTGTTGGCTTTTATAGCCGTTGGGATTTCTATCTTAGGTAGGTGGTACTCGTACTTTATCTTAATGGACTTAGCGGTCTCTACTATGTGCTCTGCGGTAGATCTTGCCGCAGCTAGTTTTACTAGATCAAAAGACTCACCAAGGTGGCGCTTTAATATGGCGTAGCATTCGTTCACGCTGCGCTGATGTCTAGAATCGTAGAAGAAGCGCTTATCCTTAAAGGATGACTTGGAGACTACGTCTTGGAGAACTTTGTCATCGGGGTCGATGAAGTGAGCGGCAGTCGAGACGATAAAATCAAAACCGTGATTATCCGCCAGGTCTATAACTAACTGGTTGATTCTCTTAGTAAGGTTGCCATCCGGCATCTCTGCTGTCTTAGTGTAGTTGCGGAAACCCAACCCTTTGTCGAAGTATTTAACTACGTCAAAAGGAAGAAGCTCAAGCACCAAGCTATTAAGTCTCCGTCTGATTTCAGAGATGATGCGTTTAGATTCCCCATTGTCTTCGCGAACCGAAAGAGCACCAAGTAATCCCCTCTCACATCCTGTTCCAAATATGACTCCATCTGTGTGGTTCTCCAAGTCTTTTATATCGACCACGGCCATAGTAACATCTGCATCATCTATGGCAGAATCCCAGCCCATTGATGCTAGTTTAAGTAAGTTGCTGTAACCAGCATTAGAGGTGGCCCAAGCATTAAGCCTAAACGGAGTATTTAAACCAAGATCTACTGCTGTTACGTTTAGACTTATGGCAGGAACAATAGTGAAATCTGATTCAGATACTTTTAGCTTATGGACTTTATTGATCTTATCGGCTACTAGTTTTGGGTTTGCTGCCTTATACATCGAAGCAGACCAGTTGTGATCTGGGAAAGCCACACCCTTAATGCCTTTTGATATTGCCCAAGCGATCCAGTCTTCTACGGATACAACTGAGTCTGTGTTGCTGAACTCTGAATGTAGATGTAGCTGTGGTAGCTCTGGTATGGAGAGATCTACTAAAGTGTCTTTGATGGAGATCTCTTCAAAGTCTTCACCTATCAGTTCTGATAGCTTCCTATCCACGGATATGGTAGCGTTGATGTCGCTTAGGGCGTCATGGGCTTTTATCTCGATACCAAACTCTTCTGCTAGGTTTACTAGCTTTAGTTTTGGCGACTTGAGTTTGTCTCTTATTGCCTTAGCCCTAGAGTAGACATCGCGCGTTTCATTTAGAAAATACCTAGAGTAATCCTTAGAGCGTCCGTTTCTGGCAAACATCGCGCCCATCATTGATTTATCGAAGTTGGTATTGTAACCAGCTAGGATGAACTTAACGCCAAAAGAAGACAGGTACTCTCCTAGTTTATCCAGGAGCTCTGTCTGGGTTTGGAACGTTCTCATCATGTTTTCAGTTATGCCATGGACCCTGGTTGCGTTCGGATCTATTGCATTCCAGTTCAACGGTTGGCAGAACTCATTGAACGACTTATAGATAACACCGTCTATAAAAGGTATGCAGGCAACCTGGATAACATCATTGACGTTTACAGTCAACCCAGTAGTTTCAGTATCTAGGTACAGATAAGCTTTCATCTGATCTCCGATTGTTGCGATCGATCAGATTATACGAAAACAATATCTTTATTTTGGTGTCTTTTTGCGGGTTTTATCTTCTAGTCTCCATTCCCCATCGATGCAGTTTATAAGCTGCCTAGACCCACCTGGATAGATGAGGCAAGAAGAATGTAGCCAAGATGACGCGCCTTTGTTGTAGTCTAGCTTTAGGTACGAAGACGTACCTACGCACCAAGCGCCACGTAGGATCTGTGGTGTATGGGAATGTCCTGTTACAGAGCTACCGTAGGCAGTTTCCATAGCTTCAATGGATCCCCTGGAACCATTTGCACCAAGATGCCCATGCGCACCGCACTGTATTCCCTCGATGCGGTAATCATTATCTATAGATAGCCATCTGACTTTTGATTTAGTCTTTAAGTCTGAATCAAGCACCTTGTTGACGGCGTACTTCAGTGGGTCGTTGCCGTCTAGAACCTGAAGAGCTAGCTGTAGTGCTATGCGGTGGTTTTGTGGATCATCTACGTACTTAGCCTCTTGCAGATACCGCTCTAAGAACTGATCGTGGTTTGATTTAACGACAATTACCTCATCGGTAAGCTCAGCAATTTCTTGGATGTCGCTAGATAGAATCGATAGCTCGTTCTGCAGTGATAGTTGGTTGTTCTCGGCTCTTTTGGCCTTGAGGAGTTTATAGTTTCTCTCGTGGTGGTTTATGGAAATACCGTCAAAAGCATCGTGAAGAAGAATACGCTTTGGTTTGGTTAGTTTAGACACATCAAACCAGGCTTTTTTAGCACCAGGATCTGTCTCACCAGCGTGCCAGTCGCCCAGAACAAAAGCTTCTGGTTGGACTTTTACGCACTCACTTGGGGTGTAGCGTACGCCTAGATCGTAAAAAGCACCCTTAGAATCAGACTGTATCTGGCGGAAATGGTATCTCTTGTCGTCCACGATCTCGACGACAATAGCACCAAGAACGTGGTCATGCTCAGCTATGTAGGCTGTCCTCTGAGACATATACATATCAGATTTGTAGTTACCCACAGTAATGGCACCGGTTGTCATCATAAAGTGCGGAAGCGTACTGTTGGAAACAGGTACTGCTTTTAGCCTCTGCTTAGGAGACGCGTAGATAAAGGTACCGTTGCGCTGACCAATACGACCTAGTCCAGTTGTGGGATCAATATGCTTAGCGGACAGCTTGATAGTAGACAGGAACACATTGGAATTCAATCTGGTGTCTTCGATGACGATAGTTTCGTCTTTTAGTTTAGACGATATAGTTCCCCATTCTTTATCTCTACTGGCTGCCGGATCTGACGCCACCAGGATCAGAAGTGATGCATCGTTTTGCTTACAGTAGTTCTTGATAGAGGCCAAGAACCGCGGGTGCACCTCACAACCGTTTACAGCTGTCGTAACAACAAACC